TGCTTGTCCATCTTCCATCCGTTGCCAAATACGATCTTTCAATCTCAGCATTAGCAGTAGCAGTCCCACTACCCTTGCCTGATAAATCTACAATCGGCAAGAATTGATATCCAGAACCAGGACTAATAATCCTTACACTTAGAATTGATCCTGGTTGAGCAATGGTGTTGGCAGCAGATAATTGTTCACCATCCGATGCCAAAGCAGTTATCTCAATATTGGCAGAAGAACCAGTGGGTGATGATATGGTTACTTGTGGAAAACTATTTGATACATAATTTATGCCACCCAAAGGTAGTTTATCATACAGTCCAACTTTTCTATTTGTTGCGGTAGTTAGGAATGCGACATTGACACGCATTGATGTGTTAGAATAAATTGTGTCAACAAAACGAGATTCATTATTAATAACAACCCTATCATTTACTTTCAACTCATCACTGAAGAATGTTCCTGTTCCCGTGACATAGGCATTAGTGGATACAATACTCGCAGTTCCCTCAATTCTCGGAGGTTGAACTTCAATACGAGTAACTGCTCCTGTGCCACTTACACGTGAAACTACTGCGGCAGCTCCAGACCCAAAACACATACGTGGATTTGGTCCAAATATTACTTCATCGCCAGGAATATATCCCGACCCACCAGAATTTACTTTGAATCGACCTATCGAACCAAACCCTTTAGTTGTGTGAGTAAAATTATTATTTGATGTTTGATAGGTAGCACCCACAGCATCAAGCACTGGTGTTATAGTTGTGGGAGTAGTCGATAAAAGAATCTTTACATTAGTGATTGGACCGACTGTTAGATTCTGGAATGTCAGTGTATCTGATATTCGTGTATTTGCATTTGAATTAATAACCTTCTGTCCAACAAAACCATAATTGGAATCTAAAATTGTCAGTGTTTGAAAATCAGCAATTGTGTCAGTTGATACCGAATAGATATTTCCAGCATTAGCACCAGATACATCTATACCATCAACCACAAGACTTAAAAAAGCAGATGCATTACCTGATACATTGATACCTGATGCATCAGTAAATACCGCACCTCCACTGTTCACATTAATACTATCAATGTAACCCTCAAAAACATCATCGATAATAGCAGTAGCATCAACGGTCGAACCACCACCACTAACCACCACAACATCACCAACATTATAGCTGTTACCACCATTTATGATATTGATTCTTCTAATGATAGAAAACGTAGTCGCTTGAACAGAAATTAAAACACCATTCGAATCTACGATATCAGTGTTTACAACTTCACCATTTTGAAAGTTGCCTAGTAAAGTTTTTGTGCTGATAACCAATTCGATTGGAAGACCCAAGTTCAATTGGTCAGTAATAATTCTTCGTGATGCTCTTTCCACAATAGCAGTAGCACCTGAAGATACTCCAGTTATTTTCCTGTTGTTCAACAAATCAATATTGAATGCTTGGTAAACAATCCTGACAACTGAACCATTTGCTGGAGCAGTGTCAAATATAATCTTACGATATTCTTTGCGTAGTGAAAAACCTGATGATTGAACCACACCATTCACATAAACAGTAATATCATCGGCATTAGAAAATTGTGCCAGTATAAATGTTTTGACTGTTCCATCACATGTATAGACAGTTGCTATATCTTGGTTGATGCGAAGTTTATTATCTACTACCCAATTACCAGCAGAGGCACGAAGAACATTATTCTTCGGATAGATAATATCCAACTCTTCATCGAATAACATTCTGAATAAAAACTTGAATGATTTTTCCGAACCTTTGGATAGGTATAGTGGTAGAACATTTTTTATTAATGTTGCTTTATCTACCCTCACATCACGTGGCAATAGATTGGCATATGTGTTAAAAAAGTTATCTTCAAATTGGTCAATAGATGCATCAACATCAAAATTTGTTCTTAAATCTTTTGCAGCAGTAACTAAGTCATTGTTGGCAGAACTTTGTTTAGTCTCAAGAAATTCATAATACGCTTCAACAAAGTTTATGAATGTAGGATACTCATCCCTAATATACTCAGGGATTTGCCGACTTATAAGAACCGAAGTTTTTAGATTACTCATTATTGCTCTGAAATCATTACAGTTGAAATGGAAGTCGGATCATCACCATCAATAGTTATAATGGTATTTCTATTGGTGCTAACCACTGTATTTTCTGCCTGTATAGTAAATCGAATATATCCATCAGGAGAAGAGACAGAAGTAATTCTAATGTCGTTGATTGTCAAAGTTCCTAAGTTATAATCAATGGTTCCTGCATTAGAGTTGACAATTTGTCTTTCGGATAATTGATTATAATAAACTGTTCGCAGTGTACCAGTTCTCGAATCAATTACTGGAATGGCAGTTGCACCATATCCACCACCATCAGAAATAGTAACAATAGCACGTGTATAATCAATGCCTCTATTCACCATTTCAATTCTTGCAATTTTTCCATTGACCACAATTGCAACTGCTTCTGCACCAATACCATCACCAGAAATAGTTACTGTTGGGGGTGAAATGTAATCAACACCAGCATCCAAGACTTGAATATTTGAAATTCCCGAAAATGATTGTGGAATCTCTTCAAACTGAACTTCTTGTTCTGCTCCCAAAGCATCTAAAGTTTTGAAGAAAGTGGATGTCAATCTATTGCCAATCGTTCCTCTACGTAAAGGTATATTAAATTTTACACTATATGGTTTAATTGATATCAGTGAAGGCAGTAATCTTTTCTGAACACGAAGAGCACTTTGCGTTCCGAAAAATGCATTCAAGTTTGTACCATCAATTGCTTTTTGAAGTTTCGATAAAACAAACTTTGAAGAAAATTTATTAAGATAGAGATTACTATAGTTTAAAATAGTATTTCGTATATTTGTTTTCAACGCACTTTCAGTCAACGATGTTTTTCGTGCATCGTATCGTACTGTGCTGTCAATCAACAAATATAAAAACTCTGGATCACGAATAATAACGTCAGTAGAAACCACTGCTTTTGGTTTGATAATCTCATCAATAATTCGTTGCTTCTCCGCCTCTGAAATATAATAGTTTGTTTTAGGTTTCAATGAAATGAATACTTTACCATATACTGGTTTCTCTTCATCCTCTCCACCCCACACCGAAATAGAATCCAGTGAAGTATAGTTTTGCAAAATGTACGTCTCATAATCCTTAAATGTAATCAAACGATTTTGAGTGGCAAACTGAGATGCAGTAGAAAACTTAATTGAGTCTACACTTTCACGGTCAGAACCACCCGCAGAGGGTGACACAACACTCACATCAATAGTAGAAAGACCATTGATAGTTGAACCTGCTGTGAAATTATTTGCTCTATTAGAGACAGCACCAGATGTAATGAGATAACTCATATTCACTATTGCACCATCAGTTAATGATTGTCCTATTACATTGTCACCGAAACTAACTTTAAATTTTCCATCATTAGATTCATTTAAAAAATAAACCAATGAAGAACCAGTGACATCAAGAATGTCTGATACTAAATTATATGTCTGTGCTGCGGTGTTTCCCGAAGTAGGAGTTACAGTAACTCTGAGTGTTCGTGTATCAATGTTTGCATTCGGAATAGTAAATACCGATTTGGGATTTGAGATAGCATTATAGGTCTGTGAAAAATTTATAAACTGACCTTCGTAGATGTCTATATTTTCAAAGAAATATTGTGTTCCAGTTTTAGATATAGTGACTGATTCAGTTGTTATGTAATTATATGAAATGCCATCAACGAGTTCTGAAAAGAAAGTATATCCTCTTGGTAGAGTAGCAGTATCAGCATCAGTTGTTGTTGAAGTAACAGTTACATTGACAGTTGCTTTAGGGGCAGTAACTGAATAAGGAACATAGTTGAGTGTCTTGGCATGTGACACTACGGCATCACGTGTTGTAGCACTATCCAAGAACGATTCATTGGCAACCATATTCAAATAGTATGCATTGTAGTGAGTATTGTATGCAAGAATATCCAATAGAACATTCAGACCAGCACCCTCAAAATCGTAATCAGTAAACTCTGATTGCTGTCTTAAAAAATTCTTTAGATTGGTTTTGATTGTATCAAAATCAAGGTCTGTGACTTGTAAACGAGCAGCCATTTATCGAATCCGTTCGAGGAAAAAAGTAATTGTGATTGGGTCAGATTGGTTGATAACAGAAAACTCAACCTCCACACTGAATCCATTATTTTCATAATCAGCAAAAACATAAACCTTAGAGACACTTGCTCTTGGTTCATAGTTTGCTATAACTTGTGCTATCTCTCTTTGAAGGGCAATTGATGTCAGTTCATCAATGTTTTCAAACAATAGTTTACGAACATTCGATCCAATTTCTGGTTGGAATGGTTTTTCGTAGTGATTAGTGAGGACTAGATTTTTTATCGAATTAATAACTGCCTTGACACCGACATGTTTATTGATATCCTTTTTGACAGGATGGATATTGAACGACAAGTCCAAATCCCGAAAGTCTCTTACTGTATCTGTGGTAACTGTAGCCATATGCTATTTATTCAACCTTTAAGTGTTTTGTGTTACTGAATTGATATAGTTCGTGACTATATCAATTTGCGTCCCTACAGCAGTTCCAATATCAGGAATGACTACTTCTTGAATTGATGAACCAGAGGCATAGTAATTCGTAAATGCTGTATTAGACTTAGCAAGTGTTGCTGCACGTATGGAATCAGCATTTGGTGTTGTATCAATGGTAGTAGATGAAGCAAACACTCCAGTATTTGAGTTATGAATTACAGGTGCTTGTAAATTTGCTAATAGAGCATCTGTCCCCAACTTATATTGAATAAGTTCAGTTCTCATTTTACCCATACTATTGAATTGGGTAACTTTACCCATATCAGAACTTATTGCTCTTGATTTTTGGTAAAAATTCCAATCATGATTTCTACGAGCAGCAATCATTGTGTTTGCTATAGCAATGTGTGAATTGATTGCTTCAAGTGCCACTCCACCCAAAGTTGATTGTAAAGTTAGAGGCAATCCAGTGAGAACTTGTGAAGTGTTCAACGATGTCAAATCAGCAGCAAGTATAGTATTGTTAGCAGTTAATTGTGCATTAATAAAAAGACTAGTAAAACTACCTAGCGCACCAACTGTATTTGCTACACCATCAGCAGAATATAATAGAGTTACCATCTGTTCAGCAGTAGATATGGCTGTTTCATACTGTGGTGTATCAGGACTAATGCGTCTACCAGTCATCTCTAAAACACCAGAAATATTATCCGTATGTGATTTGAATCTATCCAACTCAAGAATAAAATTATTTGCTTGCGTGGCAATATTTGATAGTGAAAGATTTTGTGCCAATATATTAATTGAATTGGCGGTATTGCGTAATGTAATATAAAGATTCGCTGTCGGATTTCTAAAATAATTTGTTCGAGCAGTATCACCTCTAGCAACTTGGTCATATTGCCACGTTGCCAATGTTGTTTTTCTTGTTTCTAAAGTGTTCAATGCCTCATCTGAAAGTTGTTCAGAACCCTCAAAATTAATTGAATCAAAATCATAACCTAATCTATCGAATACACTATTTGACATTGCAATTCTCCATTATATCATTATTGGCACAGGAGCTGGAACGGGAACATCTGGTGCATCAGTTGGTCCAGTAACACTAGGACCACTTTCAACACCAACATGAAAATGTGCATTATAGCAAGTTCTCAAAGTTGACAAGAATCCACCAAAATCTCTTACCAAACCAAATAATCCTAATGGTGATACCACCTCCAGTGAAGATGCAGTAATTCCAGGTACTGGAACTCCAACAGGAAATCCAATCAGTGCTCCACCTGCACATACTATACCAGCAGGACCAACAAACAAACTTAGTTTGGCAGTTACTGCTCCCGCAGAAGATACAGAAGATGCATCGAGAGAACCCTCAACCACTGTGCTACCATTCAAAATAATTCCAGGAGTAAGAGCAGGTACATTCGGTGCATGAATTGTTAATGCACTCGTCACTCCATGTACGTATATGTCAACATCTTCAGCAGTGGTAAGCATGTATCCTTTTTTTGCAATAATATCATAGTTACCATCAACTCGTAGTTTGTAATCACCTTTCACATGTTCAATCCTATCACCCTCAATTTCCAACTGACAATTACCAACAACTTTTATTGAACAAAATCCTTCAACCAATACGTGTTCATTCTTAGTTGTAATTCTATATCCATTACCATAAATTTGCTGAACAGTATCTCCGTTATCCTGTATCTCCATGTACGATGCAGAATTACCATGCTCCAAAGCAACGAATGTTTCATCAGGAGCAGATGACATATACAGTCCACTTTTAGATTCTTGGTCTTGAAAAACTGTCATGTGACCATAGTGAACTGGATTTATTCCACTAGTGTTTGCTTGATTTCCTGCACCCCTTCTCTGTTCCATTTGGCGCAAAGGAGTAACCCAAGCATAGGGTGATGGGAAGTTTTGAAACAGAAGTTCTTCTTCTGCTTTATAGAGATTTCTATTCAGACTTTTAGCAGCATCATTTAGATTATTTGCTGTTGGAGTTGTAGCAGATGCCAATCCAACAGGTATCTGTTTTGCTATTGCTGCATTATATTCTGCTAGTTGTTCTTCTAACGATGCCATAATCTACCTTATAATATAGGACCAAGAACTTTTTCTCGGATGGGAACATAATCTGGAAATTCTGCTGCTATTATTCTTTCAGTTTCGGCAGGACTAAAACCACTTGGAATATCAGGATTCAATGCTCTTTCTAATTGTTGCCCTAATAATATAGTTTGATTTGCTGCATCAATTACTTGAGATGCTGCGCTAACTGCATTACCAATCTCCTGAAAAGCAGAACTTGCTCCCGCATCAGTATCAGGAAATGCATTCGAAATCAAATCGAAAACAAACGTAGCCAATTCACGATAAATTTCTCGTAAACATCTATCAAACAATCTTCTCAAATAATCAGGAAGTGCTCGTATAAATTCAATGATAGCTTTCATTAGCAAAACTTGTCGTATAACATCATTGACAAATCTATTGACCATTTTTAAAATTTTAAGTATCTTCCGTAAATAACCAGCAATCTTTCTTGCGATGTCTGCAACAAATGCAGAAACTGGATTTATTCCCAAACTTTCCACTAGTGCTTTGATTGCTTCTCTAATTGCAGTAGATGCTTGGATCGCAAATGCTGCTTTACCTAATGCATGTCTAACAACTAATGCAACGTCACACACGTGTGCTCTATTCCTAACAGAGTACGCATTCGCAGAACCGTCTACGATACCTCTGGCGTATTGTGGAATTGTTGGTTGTCCAGCTAGATAATCTGGTGCATACTTTTCCCATCTGCTTGGAACTTTTGCTCCTGCATTTATTTCTGCAATACTTCTATTATCAATAAATCCATATTGAATTCTTGTATTGAAAGCAGTATCCAGATTAGTTCGCAATTGAGATAAATTAAAAACAGACTGTCTCTTGAGATTTATTTGCAATGATAACTTAGCAATCTCAAGCAAACCTTTCCCACTTGGTCTGATTGATAATAAATTAAACTGTCTTGTTAAAGCATCCAACTGTGCTGAATCATTAAAAAGTCTAGTATTAACTACTCTTCTAATAACATTAGCATTGGGGTTTGGAACTCTAACGTCCGCACCACGAAGACCATTCGTAACACCAGTAACCATTGGGTGTTGTCTGTCACCATTTATAAAATATCCTGTGACCCAATCACCCTCTCTTGGTCCACTAAACAAGTGTGCAGTGGCAACAGACCTTTCAGTCTGAGCATCAGGTAAAGCAGATGTTGGAACTTGACTTACGTCTTGTGGATGAATACCAACAATCCTAACCTTTAGACGACCAGTTCCCGCAAAGTCTTTTCTATCTTCTACTACACCTATCCATCTATCATTTTCGTTCATATTGTTCCTCCTGATGCTACAAACTGCTGTGTTACAGAATCACTTGATGATGGAACAGGACTGTTTGTGGAATCGGATGCC